CATTAAAGATTAATGCTCCGTTCGCAGTAATAGTAGCACTAGAAAATGTAGTATCTGCAAAGTCTGTAAACGCTGTTGTGCTAGAAGTTGTTGGGTCAACTCTAGTTAAAGTGTTTCCTTTAGCAGTATATCCTGTGCCTGATACTTCGTTGGAAGTAGTGTAAGCAGTTGTTGCTGCACCTAAACTAGCTGAACTTGTGTATAAAGCTAATTGAAAGGTGCTACCGCCTGAGTTTAAAAAATTGTGTTTTGCTTCCATCAACTCTTTCTTGAAAGAAGTACACATCGCTTGTGAAATTGCCATTACAGCCTCCTTATAATATCAGCCATATCTCTATGACCTTGTTTATCTAATAAACCAGCTACCGTAGAACGATCACTAGCTATAGCCTGTTTTATATACATTAAAACAACCTGTTTGATTGAATCCCTAAAAGCTTCTGCTTGTGCCTTAACCATAGGGTCTGCACCATCGCTTATAGAAACCAATCTCTCAAGTATTCTTTCAGTCCAATATTCAGGACTTAAACCTTTATTTTCTGTAGTCTCAACTATTACAGAACCCACATTTATATCTGTATCTACGCTTAACATTACGACCTCTGTTGTCTCAGCATACCCTCATTACGAGTATCAATAGTATTATCAGCTTCTCCAAGATTTTTTAATCTAGATATAGCTTGAAAATATCTTTTTTCATATTGCTGCATTAAATCAGCATCACCCTTCATATACGCATATCCTTCTAGCAATGATCCGTATAACAAAGCATTACTAGCATTTGTTGATAACCAGGTTGTACCGCTATCAGCTCCTGCAGTTATAGAAGCTGGTCTATAAAAATAGTGCAACTCAACTGTATAAGATTGATTTGGTGTTGGTCCTACAATAAAAGTAGTATCGTCAAAAGTTGCATAATGCTTGGGTTGTCCTGTTACCGTACTGTCTGGATATGCCTCTCTAATAAAGTTTACATCTCTAAAATAAAGAAAGAATTGACTACTACCAACGTGTACTGCCAATGAAAAATTATCAAGAAAATCACTAGGGGTAGACAAATACTCATTACTAGCAGTCAATGTTCCTGTTACATTCTTCCTAAAATTAGGAAGTTTTACTGATTTTAAAATTCTTTCTTCTGCTTGTTTTATTATTTGAGGAAGATCAGAAACAAAACTTGTTTCTGTATTTTCTAAATAATTTTGTATCAAACTTTTTAATTCGCTATATGTCATATTAAGGTGTGTTAGCTGTACCACCCATGCCTGAGTGATTTGTACAATAATAATAAAGAGTTGGTGCTCCAACTGCTACGGTAATTTGTGTATAAGCTCCTGAGCTACCAGGTGTTCCGTTAGTTGTTACTCCTGTAGTGTATTCAGAGCCGCCTCCATGAGTACCATTTGCAGTAGTAGAAAATCTTAAAGGATGTCCACTATTACTAGAGTCTGATTGATCAAACCTATAAGTGCTGCCTTCGTTAAGTGTTAAAGTCGGATAGACTACACTATCTATGTAGTACCTATTACCTCCTAAATAAGAAGCTACAGTTACTGTATAAACCGTATCTCCTGAAGCACTAACCGATCCTAAAGCTGAGGTACCTGCAACACCCGTTACTGCTGCTGTATCATCAATACCTGTTAGAGTTACTGTACCAACACTAGCAGTTCCTTCTAAACCTGTTATATCTGTACTAGTAGAGCTAGTTTCTCCTGTAGTTATGGTAACTTGACCAACTTCATTTCGCATGACCATACCTGTGCTATTAACAGGATTAAAACCAAAATACTCTGTAGATTCTTTTTCTCCAGAATCTATTCTAGGATCATATAAAGATACGTTATCAGAAGTTTCTATATCTCCTATTCTTAACTGCGGATGATCAATATCAAAACAATCGTAACAAACTCTAAAACCATTACGTGAATCATCTTCTATTTCGTATCTAAGCTCAGATAACTTATATGTGAATCCACATCTATCACAAATTCCTAAAGCTTTTTTTCCAGAAGAATAAGCCATTACCTATAGACGCTCATATTAGGCACAAACTTTACAGGTGCTCTTTCTCTATCAGCGTCACTTACTTCATTCCATAATTCATCGTATCTAGCTTTAATCATCGGAACCTTATTCAAAGCTTCGTTGTTTTTACATGCTATGTTGTATGCTAAAGCATAAGTTAAACAAGGCAAATACCTCGCAGGAACATCAGGATTAATATCTGCATTTGCTCCAGCGTCTTCTATTCTTTTTATGTAATCGTAAACTAGGGTATAAGTTTGTTGGGAATCAGGTGTAGACCAGACAACTATGTTCATGCTTGAAGTGCCTTTATCTACAAAGTATTGAGTTGGTTTTGATTGGGTAAGTTTTTTTGCTTGATGATTGTATTCTGTTCTAGATATACGTCTTAATCTTTGATCGAATTGTTTTTCTGTATCTGCTGCATCTGTTCTTATAAAAGCATCTACTATCTCTAGAGCAGAAGATTCTGCAGCATATGTATTAGTACCTGCTGTCAATGTAGTTGTAGCTTGTTCTATTTTCCATAGATTCAAACCTTTATTTTGCCACTCTAAAAAGATTAAATTTAAAGCTCTTTTAGCGGAATTATATTCGCCACCTGACATCATAGATAAACCACAAAGATCATAGGCTTCTTCCATGATCTCTGTTAAGTCTAAATTAAAAGTTGTAGTGCCACTTGTAGCCATTATTTACTCCTTTTATGTTTTCTTCTAATAGCCTCTTTACCAGATTTAGCTATTTTAGCTTGTTCGTTTTTACCAGCTACCTTTGCTCTTTGTTCTAATACAGTTAGTATTTGTATCTTTCTTGCAAAAGGTTTATTAATTCTTTTTACTTTAGCGACTGTAGCTCTTGCATCTGCAGGTGTTGCATATTTAATACTAACGGTATCTTTTGGATTTTCGTCAGTATAAAGTCTTCTATCAGAACCTTTAGGCTTTTTACCTGTTCCTACCTTTGGGTCTTTTTTTCTTTTCACTTTTACCTGCTTTTTGTAAAGCTATAGCAACCGCTTGTTTCTGCGGCTTACCCTCTTTCATAAGCGTAGATATATTATCGCTTATTACGTTTTTTGATCTTCCTTTTTTTAACGGCATTTTTTTTAGAAGCGGGTGCCTTCTTAGTCATATTTTTAAAATTTGCCCTGGACATTACCATTTTACTTTATGACTCCAATATCTTGCACTTAACTTACTAGGACTAGCATCTTGTGCATTGTGCCTAGCATAATAAGATTTTCTCCTAGCTTTATCCTTTTTAGTTTTAGGATTTTTGCCAGCTCCTTTAACTCCTTGTTGTCCAAATCTAATAGTCTTAACTTTGTTACCATCTTTAGCAACAACAACGTGTGACTTTTTAGGATGGTTAGGGGTACGTTTTGGCTTGTTATAGCCGCTAACGCCTGCCCTAGCCAGCCTTGGGTCTTTCTTAGATTTTTTTTGGCGAGACACTATTTAGTCTTACCGCCTCCAAACATTCTTTTAACGTAATCTTGAAACATCTCAGTTCCCATACCGCCACCTTTCATTTTACGCATTTCAGCTTTCTTGCCAGCACCTTTTTTCTGTACTTTGGCTTTCTTGCCACCACGCATCATGGTAGTTTTTTTAACTTTAGATTTGTTTCCGCCCATCATTTTTTTGACTTTGGCTTTCTTGCCGCCTTTCATCATAGACATTTTTTTTACTTTGGATTTTTTTTCTCCAGCCATTTTTGTTTTCTCCTACTCACAAGTGAGTGAAAATCGTCATTGAAATAATTCTCATAGTAACCTTTAGTTCTAATACTATCAGAAGCCTTTATTAAAACATCCAATCTCTGTACAAAAATTTGATAATAATCTTCATCAGAAATAGGATTGTAATCAGTTTGATCTACAGCGTGTGATATCTCTGTGTCAGGATGCGAACCCATAACCCATAGATTCATCGGTACTGCGTAATCGTTGAGAATATCTATTCTCTTTTCGACCTCCTCTATTGATATATCTTCGTAGTCTGTAGCACAATAAATAATGACATCATACGTATCGTCAAAAGATTCAATCAAAGTTAATAAATCTTCCCATAAGCCTCCCAAGCCTAAAATGCATTTCACTCTATCTTTAGTCCATGAGTTATTAGCAAACGGACATGCTGGTAGATTGTTATGTTTTTTACTTGGTTTTTCTAATACTTCACGGCTCCATTCTCTAATTTCTTTAGACAACAGAGCTTCGTCAAGCATTATTTTTTCTTAGTTTTTTTCTTAGCCTTTTTCTTGGGAGCTTTCCCTCCAACATAAGCTTCGTTTATGTCTGGTGTAGACGGATCATCAGCCACATAGTGACCTTTTTTATCCCTGGCTCTGACACCGTTTAGTTCATCTGCCTTTCTTTGGGCATCTGCTAAATCAGGATCAGGACCAAAAACAACTTCATAAATACCGTCTTTGTTAGCTTGCAAAACATTATATCCTGCAGGAAAGTTTCCGTTAGTAGCTATTATTGCTTTAGCCATGTTTACTCCTAGTCAGAATATACTTTTACCATTTCTAAAGTTATGGAATAAGTATCTCCTGAACTGTGACCTTTTGTTGTAAATAGAATGTCGCCATTCTTCCCTGAGCCTGCGTTATTAGGTATACCGCCAAATTCTTTGAAGTCCATGTGACCGTTACTACTTTCTGCTAATTCAGCAAGTAATACATTGGTGCTAGCATTAAATCC